ACCGCCGGGTCGGGCCTCGACCCCCAGGTGCAGACAGCGACACAAGCCAACCGGGCTGTCTACGAAGCTCGCGCTCGCGAGCTGCTCGCAGCGGTCTAACCGACGAAAGGAGTCGGGCAATGCCGAAGTTCATCTCGACAGACTGGAAGGTCGTGGTCAACGGAGTCACGCTCTCCGATCACGCCTTCGATGTCCAGATCGGAGACGAGAAGGAGCAGGTCGATGTGTCTGGGTTCAGCCCGACCGGCAGGCGCGAGTTCCTGCCCGGTACGCAGGACCAGACCATCACCGTCCAGTTCCTGAACGACTTCGCGAACGGGTCAGTCCACCAGACGATCTGGCCGCTGTACGAGGGCGGGTCGTCGTTCCCCATCTTCGTGCAGCCGGACTCCGATGCTGGCACGAGCGCGACCAACCCGTGGTACGGCGGTACGGCCAACTGCTTCAGCTACCCGCCCAGCGCGACGCTGAACGAGCGGGCCGAGGTCAGCGTGGAGTTCAAGCCCGCACCCAACAGCCTGTTCGACTGGACGCCGTAGGCCCGCGGTGCCCGGCAAGGTCAGGGTCAAGGGTCTACGGGAAACCGTCCGTGCCTTCGACAACATCCAGGACAACCTGCAGGAGGACCTGAGGGAAGGGCTGAAGCACGCAGCCGAGCCGGTGCGCGTTGTTGCCGAACAGAAGGCACTCAACACGATTGAGAACATGGTCTACAGCCCGGCATGGGCCGAGCAGAAGATCGTCGTCAGCAAGCGCACCGCGCTCGTCTACATGACGCCCAAGAAGCGTCAGAGCCGCAACACCGCACGCAGGCGCAAGAACGTCGCCGACCTCCTGATGGAGCGCGCGATGGAACCGGCTCTGGATCAGAACGAGGAGCGGGTGGTGGGTGCGATCGAGGTCGTGCTCGACACCCTCGGCCGCAGGAACGGGTTCTAGGGAAAGGAACAGCGACATGGCAGAAGTTGAAGACCAGCTCCGCACAGAGAACCGCATCGAGGTGGACGGCACGCCGTACGTGCTGCCACCGCTCGACACGTTCGACCTCGACGAGGCGATGGTCATGTACCGGTACTCCAACCTGACCTTCGACCAAATCTTCGAGCTGGAGGGACTGCACCCCGGCGTCGTGGCCGGTCTGCTCCACGTCGGCATCCAGCGGTCTGACCCGGCGCTCCGCGAGCGCGACGTCAAGGCCATGGTGCTCAAGGTCAACATGATGAACGTGCTGGAGCAGCTGGCAGCGATGGCGGAGGCGCTGCCGGACCCTACCCCGGCCGAAGCCCCGAAGCCCGAGCTCGACTCGCCGACAAGCAGCGGCGATCCGACCAGTTCTTCTGGAAGCTCTTCCGACGACGCTTCGGAGCTGCCCCCGGGGAACTGGAGCCCAGACTCTTCTGGTCGCCCCGTCTCGGCTACACCTGCAACCTCCGACCTAACGACGTCGGTTCCCTGACGGCCGACCAGCTGATGGACGCCTGGGACTTCCGCGCGGGAGGCTTCAACTAGATGGCACGCAAGCTCATCGTCGAGATCATCGGTGACAGCACTTCGTATCAGCGTGCCCTAGGAAAGTCTGAGCAGTCGACCCGGCGGTTCAACGAGACCATGAAGCACTCCGCCAAGCACGTGGCGAAGATCGGTCTCGAGATGGCGGCCGTTGGCGCGGTCATCGGTGTAGTAGCCAGCCGCCAGTTCAACGAGTTCGAGGACTCGATGCACAAGATCGTCGGGCTGGTCGGCGTGTCCAGGGACCAGGTGCATGCGTGGTCTGACGACATCCTCAAGCTCAGTACCGAGGTCGCGAAGTCGCCCAAGGAGCTCGCTGACGCTCTGTTCTTCGTGACGTCCGCCGGTCTGCGTGGGGCAGACGCGATGGACACGCTGCGCATCTCGGCCATGGCGTCGGCAGCGGGCCTCGGCGAGACGCTGACGGTGGCGGACGCGGTCACGTCTGCCATGAACGCCTACGGGAAGGCGAACCTGAATGCGCAGCAGGCAGCCGACGTGCTGACGGCCACGGTGCGCGAGGGTAAGACCGCGGCCGACGCGCTGGCACCGAGCATCGGGGTCATCGCACCGCTCGCGGCCGAGCTTGGAGTCGGCTTCAACGAGGTCGGCGCAGCCATCGCGGGCATGACGCGCTCTGGCACGTCGGCGATGAAGGCCACCACCGCGCTGCGTGCGGTGTTCGCCACCCTGCTCAAGCCTCAGAAGAGGTCGGCCGATGCGTTCAAGTCCGTCGGGCTGAACATCGACACCCTGCGCGAGACGCTGGGCGAGAAGGGCGGGCTGCTCAAGGTCCTCACGCTCGTCAAGGGAGCGTTCGCGGGCAACACGACGGCTCTGGCGCAGGCGTTCCCGAACGTCAAGGCACTGACGTCCGTGCTCCAGCTGGTCGGCAAGAACGGCGCAGCGGTCGAGAAGATATTCAAGAACATGACCAACACGACCGGGTCGGTGCAGCATGCGTTCAAGGCCATCTCCGAGGACGAGGGCTTCCAGTTCGAGCGCACGCTCCAGGCTCTGCGTGTCGCGGGCATCCGGCTCGGCGCGATGCTCGAGCCGCTCGCTAACACGATCGCACGCACCCTGACCAAGGCGTTCCAGAAGGTGGACTCGTTCCTCAAGGACTTCGGTGAGGCCAAGACGATCCGGGCCAAGCTGAACTTCGTCTGGACGACCGCCACCGGCGGAGCCAAGCGGCTCACAGACGCGCTGGTGAGCCTGTTCAACAAGATCGACTGGCGGGCCGTAATGGCCGGGGCTTCCGGCATCGCGGAAGGGTTCACGGACGCGCTGGAGCGAGTGGACTGGTCGAGCATCGGCGAGCAGATCGGAGGTGCCTTCAAGAGGGCAGGAGACTTCATCGGTCCGGCGATGCAGAACCTGGCCGGGACCATCTCGAAGGCGTTGCACGACATCGACTGGGAGGCCGTGGGCGTGGCGGCCGGGCCGGGCATCATCACTGCGATGCTGAGCGCGTTCCGGGCGCTGCTCGATCCTGGCTTCTGGGCACGCAACTGGCAGCTCGCCCTGTCCGTCGCCATCGACGCTTTGGGCCTGCTCTTCCCCGAGGTCTTCGGCCTGCGGAAGCTCGGCGCGATCATGCTCAAGCCCTTCGCCAAGCTGGCCACTCCTCTCGCCCGGGGCATCTCTTCCTCGCTCTCGTCGGTGTTCACCCGGGTCGGGAGCTTCCTCGTCGACCAGGCCGGTCGCCTCTCCGAGAGGCTGGCTACCGCCCTGGCGGCCGACCTGATCCGACTGCCCGGGGTGCTGGCGGGCATCTTCGACCGCATCTTCGGCAGGCTCTTCCGTCGTATCGCGGCGAGGTTCGAGAAGCTGAACGAGCTCACCAGGTTCACGATCCGGCTGCTGGGGATCGCCGCAGTCATTCGTCAGATCGAGGGACTGGTGCACAAGGTCGGTCATCTCTTCTCGGAGCTGAGCCGCGTCGTCGCCAACGCATGGACCCGCATGTGGGACTGGCTCGAGAAGAAGTCGATCCAGGCCGCGCTCAAGATCATCGAGCCGTTCACGCACATCCCGAAGAAGCTCGGTGGCGGCACGTTCCAGAACTTGAAGAAGGGCTGGCAGGAGACGCTCCTCAACATGGAGACCGACTCTAAGACCTCGACGACGAACATCCAGGCCAACATCGACACCCTGCACGGCAAGGACATCGTCATCAACGTCAAGACGCAGCGCAGCGCAGGCCCGGCCGTCAACCAGGGCATGTTGGACATTGCGCGCGGGGAGGCGGGTGCCGGTGGTGGCGGAGGCAAGCCTCCCCCCAAGCCCAAGAACGTGGAGACGCCAGAGGAGCGGAAGGCCAGGCTCAAGGCTTTGGCGGACAAGGCCGAGACCGCGTTCCAGAACACCATCGACTCGCTGGGGCTCAAGTTCGACAAGGCGGTGGCCGCGAAGCGGTTCAAGGCCGCAGAGGACATCCTGGGCCTGATCAAGAAGACGATCCTGGCGCGCATCTCCGTCGTCGGCCGCACGACCGAGCTGGCCCGCATGCTCTGGGACAACGCCCAGGCCATGGGCGATACCGTCAAGGACGCCAACCAGGCGACGGCCGACGCGCTCAAGGCGGCGCAGTTCCAGGCGCTCGGGCTGACAGCCGAGGGCGAGAAGAAGCTGCCTGGCGGCAAGAGCCTGCTCAAGCGGGCGACCGGGATGCTGTCCTGGATCAAGGGCACCGCGCTCGACACGAAGCAGAACCGGGCGCAGCTCAACAAGATCGTCAGCTTCCTGAAGAAGAACTTCAAGACCGCCGGTCGCGAGGTGCGGCAGGCGATCATCGACATGCTCAACGACATCAAGGGTGCTGGCGACAAGACGGACATCAAGGGTCCGCTGACGAAGACGAAGGGACTCAACACCAAGAAGATCGTCGAGGGTCTGGGGCTGGACAAGAACGAAGCAATGGCCATCCGTGCGCGGCTCTCCGGGTTCAACACGGCAGGCCGCGCTCTGGCCGG